CATAATGTCTTTAGCTTGCTGAAAAGTTGGAGCAACATAGAATACATCCTTCTCTTTAGATTTTAGGGCCTCAATGATGAGGGTCCACGCAGCAAGCCTTGACTTACCAAACCGTCTACCTGCAGCTACTACCTTAAATCGATGCTCGTCATTAAATACTTCAGTCTGCTTAGGATGTAGCTCGACTCTAAGGTTTGCCATCCGAGTCCTCCACATCAATTACTTCATAGCCTACTTCTTCAGTTTCTCTAGCAGCTATCTGGGGTGTACCAGTAGTAACAATCTGTACCTGAATAGCGCCAGCCCTGCCCTGACCCTGCTTCTCAAAGTGACTTAAGGGTAATAGCCTATCGATACACATCTTAAGACAGGCCACCTGATCCTTATCACCATCGTCCATCGCTTTACGGAGGACAGTCTCGATTACCTTCTCACCACTGGTGGACAGTAAACGAGCATAGAATTCTTTTATCCTAGCGGCCTCTCCGGGAGGCCTTCCTACTACATTTCTATTCTTCTTGGCTTCTATGTCTGCCTTACGGGGTCTGCCACGTTTCCTCTTTGAAGGGGACACAGACACATCAGACAGAGGTTCAGTGTTTGACACTAAATTCTCCTCTATATAGTTTCTACATAGCTTGTTTTTGTATGTAGTAGGATATAACTATTAATAATTAACTAAACAGAGACTAAAAGTGAATATTAATAATAATTATTATTAGATACCTGTTAACTTCAATTCACTTCTTAGGCGATCAACTGCTCAGATCTATATAATTAGTTCTTGTTGTTTTTTTACTACAAGTATATTATAGCATATTTTTAGAGATTTGTCAAGTTATTTCTTCTTATCTGTCCCTCTTTAGGGCTTAGAGAGCACTGGTCAACCTGTCCCTTTTCTCTTTAGGCGACCTGCTGGGTCTGCACAAGCCTAAGTCATTGATTTATAAGGCAATTTCTATAGTGGGAATTCAGCCCTATTTCGTACTATTTAGGACGTTTTTAGGATATTTAATTCCTATTTTGCCTTCTCTTGTGTGTTGTAGGGTCCAGCATTTTACAGGCAGCGGCATAGCCCCTCCCCCGTCTATGCATTTATCCATATATTTGCATAAAGCACTTATGCGTCTATGCACATATATGCATAAACAGATTGTGCAATGCAATATGGCATGATTCTTGCTAAGGCAATATCTGTGCCAATAGCGGAAAACTATTAAGATCTGGGCTAAGTAAGTAAGAGGCTATCATGGTGCTTATAAGCATCACTCAGCTAGACTGATGAGCTTGCACCATATTAGGGCAGGTTTTCACTGTTTCGGTGCATTATTGCACCATTTAAGGGAATAGGGACAGCTCAGCTAATGAGAATAATTCTCAGTTAGAAAATAATATCCTTATGAATCAAGCACTTAGGGCTTAGGACTGATTCTGGCATGATTCTTGCATATATTCTTGGGCAGTCTATCTTTTAACTTTATAAGGATCTAACTAAATGGAACCAGTGCTAGAATTACTTGTCTGTGCTGTAGCTGTAGCTGTAATCGTTTTAATAATGAACCCCTTAACCCTTAAATAGGATTTAAAACCATGAGCTTACATTATGACAATTATTACGCCAGAAAATCTCTGGCTGAAATGCTTAAAGAAGCTGTTATTTTCGACTCTGAAAACAAGAAAAGAATAATCAAGGATTGGATTAATTATCGTTTAAAAAATTATCGAGATTATAGATATTCTTTAGCATATCTCAGACGAGAAGGATATATCCAGCTTAGAAAAGATGCCCAAGCATTAGGGAAAATGTTAGGGCAGTGCTTTAAAGATAAAGACCTCGATACAGCTTTAAGTATTATTAACGATCGAGCTTTTAGAATAATGCGGAACAGAGGCGATTTTATAAATGTATTAGAAAAGGCGTTTCCTTTCGGCTCGCCGTTTTATTCTTGCGAAGATTGTGGTGAGATTATGGATTCTGACGGGGATCGTATTCATTGGGCTTACGATTCTAATCCTATATGCTTAGACTGTATCGAAGCTGATTATACTTATTATGACCCAGAAGATACTTATATTAGGAACGCCGATTATGATGAGAGACAATACTCAGAAGATGATGAAGATGATTCTGATTCTATTATTGGGGAATATCATTCATCTAACCCTTGTCATATTCCATCAGCTTTTGATAATCGCAAGCCCAAAGTGCTAATCGGTTTAGAGCTTGAGATCGAAGTATCCGAAAGGTATGAGAGAGAATCTAAAGCTGAAGATATGCTTAATGCTATGGGAACCTATCGAAACGAAAAGACGGGATCTTATTACAGGTACTGCCAAGCTGAGCGTGACGGGTCTCTAAACTATGGATTCGAGATTGTGACGGGTTTTACTGGTTTAGATGTACATCGAGAACAGCTAGAATACTTTAAAAACCCTCTCAGCGGATTAAAATCCCATAATACAAGCACTTGCGGGCTTCATGTCCATATATGTAAAAGCACAATGAGCTTATATCATGGGGCGAAGCTGATTCTATTTATTAATGACGATAAAAACAGCGAATTAATAAAGACAATAGCTCGCCGGTCTGAATCTGGTTATGCGAAAATAAAGAATAAAAAAGATAATATCGTCTGGTTAAAACAAGCTCGTGAAACCAGAAACCCATTAAATAATCTGAATAATGATAGGTACGAGGCTCTTAATTTTCAGAATCCTAGCACTATCGAATTTAGGTTATTCAAAGGGACATTAAAATACGAAACAATTCAAGCTTGTTTAGAATTTTCGTTTCTATCGTGGCACTTTACTAAAGATGCAAGTATTAAGGATTTAACTACATCGAAATTCTTAGAATTTATCAATAAGCCCGAAAATAGATCAGATTCGATTTATCTTAGGGAGTATCTACAATCTAAGGGTTTTCTGAATGTATTCGTTCCCACTAAGAAGATAGCTTAAATTTAACTCTACTAAAAAGGATATATAAACTATGTGTTTACTTGTGACCCAGAATCAAAACAGCCCAGCTTTATCAGATGAACGATTAGCTGATTTCTATTCTTACAATTCAGACGGCGTAGGTGTAATGTATTCAGAAAAGGGAATGTTAGTGATTGAAAAAGCACTCCCGAAAACAGCCCAAGAATTTATCGATTTCTATCGTTCCCATATTCAGGGAAAAAATTGTGCTTATCATCTCAGAATGAGAACCCATGGCGAGATCGATCTGGGGAATTGTCATCCTTACGAAGTGCTTAATAGATCAGAGCATGGCGTGAATGTCTGGCTCATGCATAATGGGATTCTCAGTACAGGAAACGCTAAAGACCCGTCTAGGTCTGATACTTGGCACTATATTGTCGATTTCTTGCGCCCAATGCTAAAGGATAATCCTTCTTTTATGTATCACCCGTCTTTTAGTGAAATCGTTTCTAAGCATATCGGGAACGGGAATAAATTCGTTCTAATGAATGATGACGGGTTTACGATCACAATAAACGAATCAGAAGGGGTTTATTGGGCGGGTCTATGGTTATCTAATGAATATGCTTGGACAAGCTCAGAAACGGCTACAAGCTCACCTGTAAACGATCCAGAGCTAGCGCAAGCCCAAGCATTAGAAAAACCCGTTCTGAAACCATTAAAGCCCGCTAGCTCATATTGGGCTAATGATTATTATTCTGATTATGGATATAAAGACTATCACTATCAGGGATCTATTAGAACGGCGGATTCAGACTATATGATCGAATCTTATTTAGATGATTTTCTGGATCAAGGATATAAAGACGCGGGAAATCTATCACTCTATGAGATCGATTGTTTTAATGAGATTTACGGGGTTAATTCGTTTCTGGATCTAGCCGATCTACTAGCTCACCATAATGTCCCAGAATCAGAGTTTATTAGAGCTATAAAAAACCCAGAATCAGCGATCAAATATTTCCCGTTTTTAGAAATCGAATCAGAATACGAAAGGTTCTAATATGACTATTAATAATCAAGCTATCGGGGTCTGTTTAGATGATCTTAATTTTCCCCCTGAATACTTTGAGCTGATCGGATTGCAAGGGGATTGTGTGATTCTCAGATCCCTTGAAGATCCCGATTCTGAACCCCTTATAATCGACTCCAAAGGGTTCTGGCAGTTAACCTAACCTAACCCTAAGCTGTACTAAGAAAACCCGTTCTAGCGGGTTTTTTTAGTGCTGTTTTGGTTAGTAAGCACTTACACCGAGAAATCAGCTTTTACAGGTTCGTTTCTAGGGCTATAGACGGGTTTCTAAGGGTTCCCCTAGGGTAGGGTATAAGGAATCTCTGAAAACCCCGTATGGATCGATTTAAGCCCATTTCTGGGCATTTTAATAAAAGGGATTATCTTATGATCTGGATTTCAGGTATTAAAAAAGCTCGTTCAGCTAGAAAAGTGAGTGCTAACTATTCGAAAAACGAAGTAAGCGCTTACTATCAGCGAAGTAAGTACTCACTTACATCAGGGAAACAGGGACAGAACAACCACCAGCTGTGGTATTTATACAACAAAATAAAAGCTAAGTAAGGAGTTTCCCGGATTTTTGCTCAAGGTTTTGAATTTTCCAAATTTTAAGTTATGTTCTCTGGAAAGGGTGTGTAAAAAACATGAATATTATTCTTGACTGGCTTACTGGGTTATTAGTTGTGGTAGCTTTTTTCGTGCTACAATGCTCGTTACAATAACTTGTGCTGGAAAAACAAGTTGTTTGCTGTGAAAAAACCAAGGGGGTAAAATGTCTGCATGGTTGATTGCTGTCATAGGTGTGATATATTTAGTAGTATCTGTTGACCTGTTAATTAAGGGACAGACAGGGCTAGGGATAGCTTTTGTGGGCTATTCTCTAGGTAATGTAGGGCTAACACTGGCAGCACTAAAATGATTAACTTCTTGCTAGTGTTGGCATTTGCGCTTATCTTCGGTCTTTTGGTGTCATATTGGGAGGACAAATAATGGTTAGAGTATCAGGTGTGCCTTATGAGGTAGAGTTGGTTGATCAGTACATGAACGATGTCTCAGAACTCGAGCGTGAGAACTTCATGCTCAGGGCGAGGATAGAGAGGCTAGAGGACGAGGTAAGAACAACTAACGAGTTACTAATTAAGTTAAACATAGACCTACTCAATGAAATGAACAGGAATGCCTCTAGAAAGCCTTAAAACGCCCTGTATCGGCCTCTGTGCGATGTCTGAGGGGTTGGGTATATGCTTAGGGTGTGGAAGGCGTATAGAGGAGATTATGGGATGGGTTTACATGACTGATCAGGAACGAGAAACAATTATCCTAGAAACTAGGGACAGACTAAAGGACTTACATGGCAAAAACTAAGAAGGTAGTGGAAGAAGTGGTTCAGGAGGTTGTCGTGGCAGATTGTCAGGAGTTTGTGTCAATTACTTTTGACAGAAACAACAATTTATATGGTATACCTAAGAACGGTCAGTTGTTCAAGTATAATTGGGTAGACCAAAAATGGGAGGCAGTATGAGGTGTCTAAGTTGTGATAAAAACCTTACAGACTTTGAGGCTACTCGGAAGTACACTTCGACCGGCGGGTTTGTTGATCTTTGTAACTGGTGTTTTGGCAGTATCGCAGACCAAATGACTGTCCTAGAAAGAGCAGATTTAGCTCATGACGAGGATGAAAGAGATGACAGCGATTCTCATTGTGGTCTAGATGTTGACAAAGACTTTTGAGTATGCTATAATTCTATATAGATACTAAACAGTAAGACTAAATAGAAAATTATTATTAATATTTACTTTAATAACTATTTAATTACTTAAAGGACTATTTAATATGAATGATGATGAACAGAGGTTTATAGCTGAGATGCAAGAAGAGGCACACTACTGGTTCACTGTGTCTGCTATGGCTCGTCTGTCCTTAGATCAAGGTGTTGCCAAAGTAATGGCTGATGTGATAAAATTAATGCATAAAGAAAAATCGAAAGGAGTTAATTGTGGCAGAACAGTTAAAGGCACATCAACCCTGTCCTGATTGTGGCAGTAGTGACGCACTGACTTACTACGACTGGGGTAGTCGGTGTTTTAGTTGTGGCAAGGCAAGGCGTAACGCCAGTGCAGAGGAACCAGTACAGAAACTAACTAAGGTGAATACTAAAGTGACTAATGTTCATGATCTGTCCTATGAGCAGGTGATTGATCGCAACCTGACTAGGGCTACTTGTCAGACCTACGGTATCGGTAACAAGGATGGCTACTACTATTTCCCGTACTACAACGAGGAAGAGGCGCTGGTGGCTTTCAAGCGTAGGAACATGGAAGACAAGCGGTTCAGCATCGAGGGTGATTGGAACAAGGGTGGGCTGTTCGGTCAACAATTATTTTCTAAGGGAGGTAAGTATGTCACGATTACGGAAGGGGAGTTTGACGCTGCAGCAGCGTATCAGATGCTGGGTTCTAAGTATCCTGTGGTTTCTGTTAGGAACGGTGCAGGCAACGCAGTCCAAGATATTAAAGCGAATTACGAATGGCTCGACTCCTTCGAGAACATCGTCATTTGTTTTGACAACGATGATGCGGGTAGAGGAGCTGCTAATGCGGTTGCTGAAGTCCTTGGAACTAAAGCCAAGATATTTAAAGGACGCTCAGGTCTTAAAGACTCCTGCGAGTACGCCCAAGAGAACAAGGAAAAAGACTTCGTAGACTTGTGGTGGAGAGCAGAGCGGTATACACCTGATGGAATCATCGATGGTGCAGGATTGTGGGATTTAGTGAACCAACCAGTGGAAAAGTCTGACGTAAACTACCCTTTTGGTGGGTTAAATGACCTAACCTACGGTATCAGGGCTGGAGAGATGGTCACGATTACGGCTGGCTCAGGACTTGGTAAGTCTCAGTTTCTGCGGGAGATTGTGTATCACATCATCAATAACACTCAGGACAACATTGGCTTGCTGTTCTTGGAAGAGTCTGTGAAGCGCACTGCTAAGAGCCTGATGAGTCTACACGCCAACAAGCCATTGCATCTACCTGACATTGAGGTTACGAATGAAGAACTACGAGACTCTTTTGACGCTACACTGGGTACTGGTCGTGTGTATCTTTTTGATCACTTTGGCTCTACTGCAATCGACAACATTATCACACGAGTCCGCTTCATGGCTAAGGCTCTTGATTGCAAGTATATTTTTCTTGATCACGTTAGTATCGTGGTATCTGCACAAGACAATGGAGATGAGCGAAAAGCCTTAGACGAGATTATGACTAAGCTTCGGATGGTGGTTCAGGAGACAGGGATTGCTCTGTTCTGTGTCTCGCATCTGAAGAGACCTGACGGCAAAGGCCACGAGGAAGGTGCGAGTACCTCTCTGTCTGCTCTACGAGGCTCAGGATCGATTGGTCAGTTGTCGGATATGGTGCTGGGTCTGGAGCGTAACGGACAGGCTGAAGACCTTAAAGAACGTCATACAACTAGGGTACGGGTGTTGAAGAACCGATTCAGTGGACTGACTGGCCCTGCCTGTGGTCTCTATTATGATCGGATTACTGGACGCATGAGCGAAACTGTTATGGAGGAACTATGACTGATCTACGCAAAGCGGCAGAGTTGGCGTTGGAGGCTTTGGAAGATGTCTTCGATTTGAAGAACAAAGATGTTGAAGCAATCCAAGCATTACGCCAAGCACTAGCGCAGACAGAAAAGCCACCCGTTAAGTCTTACTGCGGGGGTAAACCTAACTACTGCACACCTGAAGAAACCCTTACTTTAGACCGTGGCTGTTGGGAGCGTGGTTGTGTTGCCTACGATGAGCGTTATGGTGATGGAGTAAACATATCAGCAGAACGTGTCGATGAAACGGCAAAACGTGAACATGAGGAGAAGAACTTTACTCCTTCCTAAAACTATGCTATAATTATATTATGAGAATCGCAATTGACATCGAAACTAATCTTAAGCACAGCACTATTTGGTGTTGCTCTACTTATAATTTGGATACTAAAGAAGTAAAGACATGGACAAGCGGACAAGACTTCAACAGGTTCATTCAACAGGCAGAACTGATAATCGCTCACAACGGAATATCATTCGACTACCCCGTCCTAAACAGAGTCTGGAAGAGTACGATCAGACTGAGCCAAGTACGGGACACACTGGTTATGTCAAGACTATCAAGCCCCTCAAGAGAGGGTGGACACAGTCTAGCCAATCTCGCAAAGCTCGTAAACCGAACCAAGAAGGAATACGAAGATTTCGAGGGCGGTCTGACAGATGACATGATTCTGTACTGTCAAGAGGATGTAATCATTTGTGGTGAGTTGTACCTGTACCTGCTTCAGGAACTGAAAGGATTCTCTGAGCAGTCCATTGACCTTGAACACAATGTGCAGGCTATCATTGCCAAACAGGAGAAGCATGGCTTTAAACTCGACACTGTGAAAGCCCAGTGCCTGCTTGGACAATGGAAGCGTAAGCTGTCTGACATTGAAGAGGAGCTGCAAAAGATATTCCCGCCTATCGTTACTCAGCGGTTTAGTGAGAAGACAGGCAAGCAGTTAAAGGACGATGTTGAAGTCTTTAATCCGGGGTCACGTCAGCAGATAGCAAAGCGGTTGATTGAGAAAGGTTGGAAACCCACTAAGCACACTGAGAAAGGAGCTGTAATTGTTGACGAATCAGTTCTTGACGGAGTTGATATTCCAGAGGCAAAGAGGATCGCAGAGTACCTACTCATTCAGAAACGGGTGGCTCAGGTTGAATCATGGCTTGAGTTTGTATCTGACGAGCGTAGGGTTCACGGTAAGGTCATCACCAACGGAGCAGTCACGGGACGGATGACACACCACAGCCCTAACATGGCTCAGGTTCCTAGCAGTAGTAGTCCTTGGGGCCACGAGTGTAGGGATTGCTGGACAGTAGATGATGGTAAGGTACTTATCGGCGCAGACGCTAGTTCGCTTGAGTTACGGATGCTTGCACACTATATGAAAGATGAAGGCTATGCAAAAGAAATCGTTGAGGGCGATATTCACACAAAAAACCAACTCGCTGCGGGTTTGGAAACAAGGGCGCAAGCCAAGACATTTATTTATGCCTTACTTTATGGTGCAGGGCCTGCCAAAATCGGGAAGATTGTTGGTGGTTCAGCAAAGGATGGTCAGGAACTCATCAGTACTTTTCTTCGCAACACTCCAGCTCTCAAAAGTCTTAGAGAAAAGGTTGAACGCTTATCAGAACAAGGGACGTTACCGGGTTTGGACGGTAGGAAATTACAAGTGCGTTCCGCACACGCAGCGCTCAACACACTCCTCCAGAGTGCTGGTGCGATAGTGATGAAGCAGGGTCTTGTGCTACTAAGTAAGAAGATCCAGCAGCAAAAGCTTAAGGCCAACTTTGTAGCCAATGTGCATGATGAGTGGCAGATAGAATGCAGTCAGGAAGATGCAGATGCAGTAGGTAAGTTAGCAGTAAGTAGTATTAAGGAAGCAGGGGAAGTCTTAGGTCTTCGCTGCCCACTAGATGGTGAATACAAGAAAGGAACGACATGGGCGCAAACCCACTAGACTTTGAAGATGATTTCTGGAAAGACATGGAAGATGTGGTGTTTATCAATGTAAGAAAGGATAAGACTATCAATATGCAGACATCGGTTAAGAACATGGAGGAGCTAAAGAGTATCTTCAGCACTGCCTATATGATGGCGATGTTTCAGGATATGAAATCTAATCCAAAAGATGTTGACAAGCTTCACTGAGTCCTGTATAATATTATTTCAAACTTTGAAAAGGAGAAGTAAATGGAATTGAAACCGCTTAAAGTACAGGCAGAGATTATGTGGGCTTTCTTGGATACGCCTAATCAGCTATCAGGGAAGTATCAGGTAGACCTCTGTAACCTTACCAAGGGCGCTGTAGAGGCTTTAAAAGGCATGGGAGTTAACGTCATGACTAAAGACACCCAGCCTGAAAAGGGACAATACATTACAGCTAAGTCTGTAAACTACCCTATCAAGACTGAGGATAACGAAGGCAAAGCTGTAACAGTTAAGGTAGGTAACGGCTCCAAGGGTATTGCACTGCTTAAGCCTTACGAGTATTCGTACAAGGGTAAGAAAGGTGTTGGAGTCGGTATTAATAAGCTGATTGTAACGGATCTGGTAGTCTACGAAGGATCTGATGCAGTTGAAACCGCTGATGATGTTCTCTAAGAAAGGAAAGAAAATGGTAACAAAGAAAGCAGCAGTACCGTCACCTAAGTTTAACGTCAAGGTGTCGCCTGTAGAGTCTGTGTTTGAGGTAGAAGTTGATGGGCTGAACCACACAGTATGGGGTTCGGACTTCTTCAAGTTCTCTGTGTCTTCGGATGGCTCTGTCACTATCAATGACAACGAGTTCTCCAGCAAGAAACAGGCAGCACAGGCTCTTGAAGCTATGGCTTCGTTCCTGAAGAAGTAATGTTAGCACTCATCGATGCCGACATCGTTTGCTACCGAATCGGATTCGCTTCCGAGGATGTTAGCGACAAGATTTGCTTGGCACGGTGTGCTGAGTTTATGGAAGAGCTAGTGATGAAACCCTATGTAGGAGACTACCAAGGGTTTCTCACTGGCAAAGGGAACTACAGGGCTGACATAGCAGTAACCGCGCCTTACAAGGGCAATCGAACCGCAGATAAACCTAAACACTATGGTCTGATTCGAGAGTACCTTGAGAAGGCGTGGGGTTGTGTCGTAGTAGAAGGACAGGAAGCTGATGACGCTATTGGTATCAAGGCTTATGAGATTGGAGACATTGAAGAATATATCATCATGTCCATCGACAAAGACCTCGATATGATTCGTGGTTGGCATTACAACTTTATTAAGGATACGAAGTACCTGATCGATGATCAACAAGCTATCAAACATTTCTATACGCAGATACTGACTGGCGATAGAGTTGATAACATTGTTGGCCTTCGGGGCATTGGTCCAAAGAAAGCTGAGAAGATTCTTCAGGACTGTATTACCGAAGCCGATATGTACAAGGCAGTCTTAGAAGCATACGACAACGATGAAACTAGAGTCTTGGAGAATGGACAATTGTTATGGATACGAAGAAACGAAAACCAGATTTGGTCACCTGCCCTTTGCAGTACATCCAATGGGTTGACGCAGTAGCAGATGTGGAATGGGAAGAGGATGTTAAAGCAGAAGTTCACCTTTGTCACAGCATTGGCTGGATTATTGATGAGACAGATGACGCACTATGCATTGCTAATACAGTCTCTATGGACAACAGCAATGCCCGTATGCATCTACCTAAGCAATGGATTAAAGTGAGAAAGGACATAGCACTTGAAACCGAGCAGCGCCAAATCCAAAGGAAGACACCTGCAAAAGTGGGTAAGAGATCTAATACTAGCCAAGTTCAATCTGGAGGCAGACGATGTTCGCTCAGTTAGTATGGGCGTCTCCGGGGAGGATTTGCTACTCAGTCCAGCAGCCAGACGGGTCTTGCCAATTAGTTTGGAATGCAAGTCCAGAGCAGCTATCTCAGTATACGGTTATTACGAACAAGCCAGAGGAAACGCAGGAGGATACGAGCCTGTTTGCATCATCAAACAAAACAGAGATAAGCCCTTGGCTGTGGTAGACGCAGAGTATTTCTTTAACTTATTAAGGAGCAAGCATGAGTAAAGTTTATCGATTCATTTATGATTCTGAGTTTCAAGAAGGAGAGCCTACAGAATACCCAGAGGCTTCTACTGTTAAGGTTCGCCACTACTTCGCAGACTTCACAGCATGGCCCAAGGTACTCTATGAGTTCTGTAAGTTTCTAGAGACTTCTGGCTACAGCGGTGTACTAGAACGTGTTGTCATCAAAGATCCTTACAACATGGAGAATGATGGTTTGTTTGAGACTATCGGTCCGGGACAATACATTGCTACTTCAGAAGTTTTAGACAACGAAGACAAGGATGCTGACTGATGACTGTTCACGCCATAATCCCAGACTGCCAAGTTAAGGACGGTGTTGATCTTAGTTATCTGACATGGGTAGGCCAATATCTTGTGGAGAAGAAACCTGATGTGATTGTACAGATTGGGGACTTTGCAGATATGCCTAGCCTGTCTAGCTACGATGTCGGTAAGAAGTCCTTTGAAGGCAGACGGTACAAGACTGATATCGAAGTTACTAACAAAGCTATGGAGATGCTATTAGCACCTATTAAGGAACACAATGAACGAGCAAAGAGAAATAAAGAGCGACAGTACAAACCCAGAATGGTCCTTACTCTCGGAAATCATGAAGAAAGAATTTCCAGAGCTGTCGAAGGAGACCCTAAACTGGATGGAACTATTAGTCTCAGCGACCTTAACTACGAACATCATGGCTGGGAAGTTATACCGTTCCTTGAACCTATTGTTATTGATGGGGTTGTGTACGCTCATTACTTTACTTCTGGCGTTATGGGGCGTCCTGTAGCCTCTGCTGGGGCCTTGTTAGCTAAGAAGCATATGTCCTCAGTAATGGGCCATGTGCAGAACAGACAGATAGCCTACTCTAATCGTGCTGACGGCACACAGATCACTGGTCTTTTTAGTGGCTGTTGCTACTTACATGACGAGGACTATCTAGGCAGTCAAGGTAACAAGTACTGGCGTGGTGTCTGGATGCTACATGAGGTAACTAACGGCAGCTTCGATGAAATGCCTGTGTCTCTTAACTATTTAAGGAAGAAGTATGAGCATTGATAACGCAAGTCCTAATGATTGGTATGTTGCATATCATAATACCGAGAAGAAAAAACCACAGACTCTAGGTGATTTGATTAAGGACAGGCTGATAGAGAACTCCTCAGCCTCTAGGCAGATTGGAGGAGAGCACTACAAAGGTACTAACATACAGTCTTGGGATGTATTCCTCGACTGGGGTTTAGACCCTTGGGCCTGTAATGTCATCAAGTATGTGCAGCGTCATCGCAAGAAGGCAGGCAAGCAAGACCTTGAGAAGGCAAAGCACTACCTAGAGTTTATGATAGAAAATTATGATAAAGTTGGTAACAAGTATTACAAGGTGTGATATAATATATGGCCCTAACATTAGAAGAGATCAAAGAAAGGTTAAAAAGATGGGATGAGGTGACGCTCATTGAGGAGTTGTCAATCCGTTCAGAGGATATAGTTGAAAGGTTTGATGATATTATTGAAGATAAAGCGGACAAATTAGAGTCGCTAGTTAATTGGGAAAACACATAATGGATTATTATCAACAATTTATTGCAAAGAGTCGTTACAGCAGGTTCCTGCCTGAGAAGAATCGCCGTGAACACTGGGACGAATCAGTAGACCGCTACTTTAGTTTTATGTTTAATCATTTGGAAGAGAAGTACAAGTTCTCTCCTGATGCTGAGCTACGCACAGAGCTGACACAGGCTGTCAAGAACCTAGATGTTATGCCTTCTATGAGGGCTATCATGACCGCAGGCAAGGCCCTTGATCGGGACAATACCGCTGGTTACAATTGCAGTTACTTGCCTATCGATGACCCTAAAGCCTTTGATGAGGCTATGTACATCCTACTCTGTGGTACTGGTGTAGGCTTTTCTGTGGAGCATAAATATGTCGATCAATTGCCTGAAGTCCCGGATCAGTTGTTTGATTCTCAGACTACTATTTCGGTTGCGGATTCAAAAGAAGGGTGGGCCAAAGCACTACGCCAACTCATCGCTTTATTATACTCTGGGGAAGTTGCAAAATATGACCTTAGTAGAATTCGACCTGCAGGAGCCAGACTCAAAACTTTTGGAGGACGTGCCTCTGGTCCCGGACCTTTGGATGAGCTTTTTAAGTTCACTATCGCCAAGTTTAGAGGAGCAGTGGGTAGAAAACTTACATCAATCGAGTGTCATGATCTTCTCTGTAAAATCGGGGAAGTTGTTGTTGTCGGTGGAGTACGAAGATCTGCAATGATTTCTTTGTCGGACCTCGAAGATGACCGTATGCGGTCTTGTAAATCAGGAAATTGGTGGGAACAAAATGGACATAGAGCACTCGCTAACAACTCAGCAGCTTACACTTCTAAACCAGATATTGGTCAGTTTCTCGCAGAATGGACAAGTCTTTACAACAGTCATTCTGGAGAGCGGGGAATCTTCTCACGAGAGGCAAGTAAGAGTCAAGCTGCAAAGAACGGAAGGCGTGATGCGAATTATGACTTCGGAACTAATCCCTGTAGCGAAATCATACTACGACCCTATCAGTTCTGTAACCTTACAGAAGTCGTTGTACGGGCCGAAGATACCGTTGCAGACTTGGCTAAGAAGGTACGCATCGCCACAATCTTAGGCACGTTCCAGAGCACTATGACACACTTCCCATACCTGCGTAAGGTGTGGCAGAAGAACACTGAGGATGAGCGTCTCTTGGGTGTGTCGTTAACTGGTATCTTAGATAATCCTTGGATGGGGAGGGTATGTGAAAGCACTACGCAATCTCTTGAATACTTACGGGATGTCTCCGTTAATACCAATAATGAGTTTGCAACACAGTTGGGAATTTCTGTGTCTACTGCGATCACTTGTGTCAAACCTTCTGGCACTGTGTCTCAACTTGTTAATAGCGCCTCTGGTATTCATACTCGACATAGCCAGTATTATATTCGCCGTGTTCGTGGTGATAAGAAAGACCCTCTCACGCAGTTCTTGACAGACTCTGGTATTCCTACAGAGGATTGTGTCATGAGGCCAGACAACACAGCAGTCTTCTCGTTCCCAGTCAAGGCTCCTGAGTCTTCTCGTACTCGTGATGATCTGACAGCTATGCAGCACCTAGACCTGTGGTTGATGTATCAGCGTCACTGGTGTGAGCACAAGCCTTCAGTGACTATCTCTGTCAAGGAAGACGAGTGGATGGACGTAGGAGCTTGGGTGTGGAGGAACTTCGATGAGCTTAGTGGTATCTCATTCCTACCTTGGGATGGGGGTTCTTATCGTCAAGCACCATACGAGGAGTGTACTAAAGAGCAGTACGAGGAGCTTCTATCTAAGATGCCTGCGGATATTGTGTGGGAGAATCTTAAAGAAGAAGATGACAACGTAGAGGGAGCGCAGACCCTAGCCTGCGTAGCGGGGCATTGTGAAATATGATGATAGAACTAAACTTTATTTCTGGTATCATGTGTGGAGCAGAGTACGTACAAGATCCTGATGAAGGGACACACTACATAGTAGTGGATATCTTATTCGTCAGAGTCCTCTTCAGTTGGGATTAAGTACATCTCTCGCTCGTGCTTCCTGCGCTTAACTAGGCCGGGAAGCTCTTTACCACCTGCCTTGGTCCACGCAAGGAAAGCATCAGCAGCAGCTTCGTACTCGCCTCTGTTGTGCTTCATCCTTATAGTGGATCTTTGCAGGTTTCCCAGTCCCACATTGAAGCTAAAGCTAACCAAAGCATCAAACCTACCTTGGGTAAGTCCTTTAGGGCATAGTCTAAGAACACCTCGCTCGAATGTAGCCAAGTCTTCTGCGAGGATTCTATCCACTTCAGCCATTGACAAAACTCTATCCCACCCATCAGGGATACTAAGTCCTTTTCGTTCATTCAGTGGTGTCCTTATGTGGCTAGGATCAATAACGTGACCAACGCCAACAGTCCACAGTAAAGCAGGACAGCGATAGGGACGAAATCGTACTCCTTCATCTTTCTTAATTCCTTCTATACAGGCACTGCTTACTTTCACTTCTTGCCCCACTGACGAGAACCAAACCAGAAAGCAATGATTCCTGACAGCAAAGCCATTTCATCTTCAGAAAAGATAACGTCCGTAGCTGCAATGAACTGATCTACAGACATCTCACCTAAACCACCACGAAGGAGGAAGTAGGTCAGTGCTATGTTAATGAGTACTAACTCTAGGACAAAGATAAAGGTAACTGTTGGGCGTACTATTCCATTCAGATTAACCACCCAGTTAGAGGCACGAGCCATGATAGCCTTATCGTGGTCTAAAGCGGCGCTCTGGCGGTCTGCATCAGTCTGGAGGGCAATCTGATCAGTCCTGATCTCTTCGACCTTCTGTTGGGCTATAAAGCCCCTCTCTGCAAGGGCTAGTTCACGCTCAGTTTGCATCTGGGCAAGCTTTAGCTCTTGAGCCTTGTCAGCCCTGTCTTGAAAGAAGCTAAGTACCTGTGGTAAACCAGAGGCTAGAAAACCAACTGCAGAGGAAATAAGGGACAGCATAATAACTCCTTAAGGCTTATAGCCCATGACGTAGGCAAAACTAACTAGAATGAAAGCAGCCATGAAACAGTACCATTTTAGCAGTGCAAGCTTCTTTATGTCCCGACCAAACTCATCAGTTAAATCCTTGTTGTCCTTAAGGATTCTCTGCTGGATAACTTCTACTTCTTCCCAAGCAGCCTGACCATGCTTCTCAATGATGTCCTGCTTTAGTTCGTCTTGTATCTTCTTGATTTCGTATACTCCTCGCCACTCCTCAACAGCAGAAAAGACAGAAGTATCAGATGGTCTCTTCTTTTGCTTACGGCGATAGGCATCTCTAGCTTGGATCTCAGACTTACCAAGGTCTTGAATGTCCTTAGTAACTGACTCGATCTCCTTACCAACAGCTAAAGCCTCTCTAATGCCAGAGACAGCAGCCTTGGCAACTTGTGTTACTGGCTCACTCATAGTTTATTGTTCTACTGGGTATTCATTCCAATTAATTGGACCGCTTTGTGCTGGAGCAACAGCAGAAGGCGGAGGCGCTGGTGTATTGAAGAAATTATCTACTGCTGTAATGTACTCAGAATCAATAATACCAGACTTATTAAAACCATCAATTATTTTAGATGCGGCTGCCCCTCCCAGCCTAGGTTGTTTAGAAGCACTTGCAAGTCCTGCTAAGGCATCCATAGCATCTTTATTAGTAGCAGCCCTAGCAATCAGACGGGGAGTTAGAATAAACACACCAGCAGTAGTAGCAAGCTGGGGGAGAGCAGAGGATAGCTTGTCTTGTACATCTGAAGGAAGAATAAAATAACCAGCTACGCCGCCCAGCCCAACACCAGTAACCCCAAGTGCTTTGTTTCTAACAAAAGAAGCCTGTGCTCCTCCTTCTTCCAATCCAGTCTCAGCAGCCTGAATAATTTGTTTTAGCTGTGGTGCTTCGTTTCTAAACATTTTAAAGAAAGCACTGTTCATGTCTTTATCTTGTTTTAGAGCCTGATTAAACTTAAACACCATTTCAGGAGTAGATAAGTTTTTTTCTAAAAAGGAGTACTTAACATCGTTAATTAACTGAGAGCCTTCTACTCCAGCTTTAGAGACATACTGATCAATAGCACCTACAGCCTTAAATAAGTCTGTAAACTTCTCTGATTCTGTCAAATCAGCTAAGTATGCTCCGACCTTAGAAGGAGCCTGCTGTAGAGCACTAGTGATTGTCTCGTTATAGAGACTACCAAAGCCTTCTTTATACAATCCTTTTACTCTATTGTACTCATTGACAGCGTCTTTTGATAGGGTTGTTTTAGTCAGGAAAGGATTAAACTGCTCACCTGTAACAATTGTAGATGTTTGTCCTTGCTCTAACGGAACAAAAGAAAGGTTTCTTTTTATTAGCTTTTCTTTCTGCTGTGGAGTAGAAGCAGCAAATTGAATAGCGTCATCCATAGCCTTTTCAAAATCAGATCCGTATTTAGTAAAGATCTGTTGTTTGGATGTGGTTGCTTTTCCGGGTTGGGCTAAGTCATCAGCAGAGGCAAAAAAATCACTTCTAAGTTGATGAGCAGTGCCAAAGTCAACAAAGTCATTCTGAGCTACAACGCTATCTAAAACATCTATCCTATCCTTAGTAGCTCCTTTAGGGTCTTTAATCTTAGACAGATTAGCTAGTTCTTTCTGAGCCTGTGTTTTAATACCTCTGAGGTCAACATAGACACCATTCTGTTCTGTCAGACTCTGATAGAAAGGACGATAGCGGTCTTTAAATGCTTCTCGACCAGTAGCAATAAGCTCTCTAAAGTTCTCACCAGCAGCCCTAGTAAATGGCTCATCTGAAGCTAAAGCCAGTTTAAAGGACTCTGAAGTATTTAAAGTATCTTTTACTTCCTGCATTCCTGCAGTAATTGCCCTTTCAACACCTGCTTGTTGCTTACGAAAAGCTTCATCAGCAAAGCCTCCTTTAGCAGAGGATTCCAGTGCTCTAAAAATAGGAGAACCTGTTAATTGCGCACGAGTTAACGTGCCTCCGCGTTCTGACAGCCATTGCTGCGTGGCTACTCTGGGGTCTACCTGACCAGCAGCATCTCCAAAGGCGTTCTTAGCTACTTTAAAAGCTTTGCCGCCTAATGAAAATACTAAGTTACCACCAACATCCCAAGCAGCGTTTTCAACTACATTGCCTGCTAGTTGTTTAGCAAAGTCTGACGGAACAAACTTATTAGGAAGAACAGCTTGTTCTGCAGCGGTCCCAAATACTGTGCCGATAGTAGAGCCAGCTAAAGACGGGGCAAGAGATTGCGCCAATGGAGAGCCTCTAAGAAGCTGACTGCCTGCTTTAGCAATCCTTCCTTCAGGACGAAAGAACGGGTATAGACCGCCAACTAGGCCCCCGATAGCTGGAAGAGCTGTCTGGTCTCCTTGAGGTCTAATATCTGGAAACAGAGACATTGCAGTTCCAACATCAGAAGCAAATCTTTGGCCTCTTTGCTCTGCCGCTCTAGCAGCCTGAGCAGCCCCCGGACCGGGGCCTATCTGCTGCCCACCAGCTCGTTCTAGGTTAGCTTCGTACTCAGCCCAGTTAATTTTGCTCATTAGTCTAATCCTAATTCAGTTTGTAGTTGTATAGCCTCTGCGGTTGTATACCCACGTGGAAGAGGCTGTTTATTTTTAGCAAACTCTTGGTAAATACGATACTTGCTAATTTTATTAGCGTTAGTTACTGATAAGATATTGTAATCCGTTTCAAACCTTTTTTCTCGTGGAAGTTTAGATAACTGCTCATAGGTTAGTTTATCTACTAAACGCTCATCACGGAGCTTGTCTAATAACCGAAGAATTGTAGGAAGTTCTTGTTTTATGTTTGGTTGACTGGCAATCAACTGTTCAAGTTCTTTAACTGCCTGTGAGCCGGGAAAGTTCTTAGCAATCTTCTGAACAAACCCGCTCTGGAACGCTTGTAGTAATTCAGTATCGCTAGCTTTTTCAGACACAGGGACACCAATTGCACTAAAAACTTTAGAAATGTTCTTTTTGCTATCTGCGCCAAAACCGGTAAATGCATTTGGGGCTTTGGTTTTAAACTCATCAATAGTCCTAATAATTTGATCGTTGTCTTTATAAAGAGTTCCAAATTGCTCCCAAGCGGCTCCTTTTTCTTTTGCCTCTGTCATTCCAAACATTTTTAACATTGCGTCACCAAGACCAAGTTCAATCTTAGTGCCAGCCGCACCTTGTAAAGGAATACCACCAACATTAATCCTAACATTAGTAGGTCCTAAAATATATTGTTGATCTCCTTCCTGATACACAGCTTGGCCTTTAGAAAGTACTTGCCCACTAGGTAATGCTACAGCTTGGTCTGTTAACCCTATTTTAGTAGGTTTAGCTCTTTCAGGAGCCGTATATACTACTTGCCCTGTTCCAGTTATTGCAGAAGCTCCCGGACTAACTATAGTAAGTTTATCGTCTTTTGTAAGCTGTTTAGCTAATGTAAGAGCACGAAGACCAGCATCAGGAGCAACAGGCATCAAGTCTCTGCCTATTTTTTCTAATGTTAAAGGATTACTCTGATCTTGATCAGCATATTTAGACAGAACAGACTGAACAGCAGTAGCCTCTTGTAATCTTGGATCTACCTGTTGAGGAAATAAACCCTGAACAGCAGCTTGAGACGCTACATCACCAAACCTTAAGCCTGCTTGATATAAAGGAGCAAACACACCAAATTGACTACCTTGCTGTGCAATTTGCTGGTTACGCAGCATATTCTGCTGCTGAGTTTCTTTTTGCTGGGCCATAATAACCTCAGCTGGAGAAGGACCAAATAAAGAAGTAATAGCCATGTTTGTTCCTTAATTAACCGTAAACGTCTGATTGAAAAGCTTGATCCCAAGTAGCTGCTTGAGGCGTAAACTGACCAACATATTGACCAGAAGGTCCGTACATTGCATTAGTATTAAGACCCATTCCAGAACCACTAGTACGGTTTAGAAGCCTGTCTAACAATTGTTGCTGTTGTTTTTGTTGTAAATAGTTCTGCCCAAAGCCAGAAATATTCTGTGCCATCAATGACGGACCAACTAAGGAACCCTGTAGCTGAGTCTGTGCAGCACCTAGACCGCCTGTTAACAACGACTGACCAACATTAGCACCAGCAGTAGCAGTACGCCCACCCAACTGAGCGCCGATATCAAGAGGCTGTAGTGCAGCTTGCTCAAGCAACTGAGATACTCCAAACTGTTGCTGGAATGGAGCCAATGCCTGAGTCTGTAATCCGTACTGAGTTCCGAAGAGACCAGCACCTGTACCAAACAAACCAGTACCGAAGCCAATACGCTGTTGAGCAGCCTGTTCAGCGTTAGCAGCCAGTGCTAAGTCTTGTTGTCTACGAGCACCAGCTAGAGCCGCTAGTTCTGGTTGCCCAGCAGTTCCTATGTTAAGACCAGCACGACCACGACCAAAGACAGAAGAACCTAACCTAGCTTCTTCTTCCATTCGAGGTGCTCTGAGTAGATCCTGCTGCTCTCTTATATATTGCTGTCTAGCAGCTTCAGGAGACGTAGCAAGATACTGTTCTCCTAATCCAAATAACCTTTGACCAGCAGCACCAAGAGGAGCGCCCAAGGCTTGAGCTTCTTCTGCTTGTCCTAAGCTTGTGTTATATAAATTAGAAAGTCTGTTCTGAAGTGCTTGGATCTCTGGAGAAGCAGTATAGCTTGCACCAGATAGTCTTCCTTCAGGACCAAACTGAAATTGAGAAGTACCAAACCTAGTAGATACACCTACTGGTCTGAATCTTTGCTCTTCTGCCGCTATTCTAGCTGCTTCTAATTGAGCCTGTGCAGATGCGTTAGCTGCTTTTTGGGCCGACCTTCCAGCCATGCTACTACCCAGTAAACTAGCGCCTCCTATAATTGCTGCTGCTGCAATAGGCATAATACTACTCCTTAATTAAAACTTCATCAATTTTATTAACATCTGTCTCATTTGTAGAATGAATACAGTACCAAACACAATCCTCTAACGCTAAGATACCATGATGTTTATCGGCTTTGATATTAAAACAATAAGGTGCTGCAATATCAAAAACTTCATCATCTATTACAACCTTTACCTTGCCTTTAGCAAGTATCGACAGATGATCATACTTGTGTTTATGTTGAATAATCTGTGTTCCTTTTGGAAATATAGTTTCCTTAGCATATAAGTTATCTGAGAAATGATGTTTAATCATGTCTTCATAATGTAGCAAAGAGCATAGTATGGTGGTAGGTTAGCGTTGTTACCTGATACACCTTCTGTACTGTTTGTAGTTGCTACTGTAATACCAGTAGTTGCTGTAGTAGTTGGAACTGTTTTTGATGCAGTAACAACAGAGGCGTTACCGCCACCTGCATTGCCAATACCAGAACCAGTATTACCATAATTGTGTAAGTGTCCCGGATCTGTAACTGTTGAAGTTGCTGTGTGTGTATGACTTACTACAACAGCGTTAGCAGAGCCTCCAGTAGCGGCAACAGCGTAGGTAGAACCAACACCAATAATAAACTTATCTCGCAGGTCTGGAGTGCTGTTAGCGCCGTTACAAAGTACCCACCCAGAGGGTATAGAACCTACTGAGCCAGACCAGATCATGATCATACCAGCAGGTACTAGGGCAGCAACGGCTGTGGCTATAGCGGTTGTGACAAAGGCTGTAGTAGCGACCTGAGTAGTGCTGGTTCCTGCAGAGGCCGTAGCAGCCGCTGGAGTCCCTGTAAAGGTAGGACTATTTAGGTCAGCCTTGGACGAGATAGCAGAGGCGATAGCGTTATACTCGGTATCAATCTCTGTACCCTTGATAATTTTAGAAGGGTTGCCAGTGGCTAGACCATCCTTGACAGCAAAGTTAGTAGCTTTTACGTAATTTGACAAATTAAATCTCCTTCAAATAATTTACAACAAGTTCGAGTTCTTCTATAGTTGCGTCAGTTTTAATTCTATTTGCCCTGTTTGAAATTATTTGGCAGTTTTCATAAGTGTAGCCTTTGGTAGAATCAATTCTATCTAAACTAGGGCTAGTATCTTTTGGAAATCCCCAACATAGTTCAATATTCAAAATAGGACATTTATTGTCTTGCGGATATAACTGTTGCAAATCTTTTAAACTTAAAGTATGTTCTAAATTGTTTTGTGCCGCCCTTTGTTTACTAGCTCTTAGAGTTTGTTTCAACTTCCACTCATGGTCTTGGCTTAATTTAGAATATTTATTTTTGCTTTGCTGCATGGCACAGCTTTTACAATAACAACTATACCCATCTTTTTGCTGTGCGTTTTTGTGGAATAAAGAAAAGTTCTTAGTTTCCCCACAATCAGCACACCTTTTACTCATGCTTGTTTTCCTTGTTTAATATATACATCAATCCGCTGAATAGAAATAGGGTTACCATTGATCTCAGCCTCTAGGCCAATCTGGATTACAGAGCCTGTACCACCAGCCTGTATCTTAAACTTATCTAGGACAATACCGTCTGCGAACTCAGCAATATTATATTCACCTATATTATACTCGTAAACTACTGCTGTGTCAAGCTTTTTCGTAAAAGCAAAGTAATTTTCATTATAATCAAAGCCCCACTTAACAGCTACGTTCTGATTAGAACCACCAATAACTACAAAACCAATCTGCTTCATTATCTTTTCTACAGTAGGTTTATCAAAGTCAAAGTAGTTGGTGTAGTAGCTGAAGCGATACTCAACTCCATTGTCTGCATGACCGTAGTACTTACCAATATACCCCGGCTTACCGATGTATAGGTCTTTAGAGTTGGTAACTATAAAAGATTTAGGTTCTATACTAGTCCAAGTAGTTACCCTAGCCGATCCATCCTGTAGAGGAGTTCTCATGTCAAAGCAGTATACTGACTTGGTGATAGGCAGGCTGAGAAGATAGAAGGCATCTCTATCATAGTAGACAGACTTGATGTTAGCCGCTGTCTCAGAAGCTACACTGGACATAAGGTCATCCCGTACATTCTTAGAGATATCCCGCATAGGTAGGGACTTCTCTTGGATTACTCGCTGAAGACTACGGATACCAGAATCAGACAAGAAGATGATATCCGTACCAGTGCTCTGTACAGAATCCCTAGCGATACATCCCACATTGGGGATGAAGTCTGCTAAGGTTAGTGTTGTTACGTCTACTGGGTTAGCATAGACAGCAATGTTATTACGACCAAAGATAATTAGGAACCCGTTGTGTGCTGCAATAGCCACTATCTTGTCTGTGTTAGGAAAGACAGCATTTAATGCTAAGGAGCCAGAGTCACCGCCTTGGAAGTCTGATCCATCTAGTAAGCGACTAAAGTAGATTGTCTGTGGGTCTCCTGCTATGTCTGCTACCCAGATACGTCCATAAGCCGCTAAAGCGCAGTTAGGGGCGAAGTCACCAACAGAGTATCCTGTAGGCATTGTTCCTATGTCACCGAGCCTCTGGAAGCCGTATGAGTCTGTGTGGGAGTGTGGATTAGCAATAGTTGTAACTGTGCTTGTCAGGGCATTAGAGACTGAGTAGCCAGTACCGCCAGTAGTAATTGTGACAGTAGCTATACCTGTTCCAGACCGTGTAGCTACAGTAACCGTAGCAGCAGTGGTCCCACCAGATAGGGTAAGAATATCTCCTACATTATAGCCTGATCCAGCAGCAGTTAAGGTTAGAGCAGTGATAGCACCACTAGAGACTGTAGAGACTGTGAAGGTAGCACCAGTGCCGGGAGTAGGCATACGATGGTAAGCCAGCATAGGGTGTCCAGTTTGCACCAGATATGCATGAGGTTCGGCAGCAGAACCATCACCGTAGGGCATAGCAGCCCCTTGCCAGTTGTTACCAGTTATTGTGTATGCGAGGTCTGCGCTATTAGCTTGATTACGCACAGCCTTCGTAGTCATGGTGGTAGTACCAGTAAACAACTTATTATTACCAGCACTGATGAACTGACTAGACCCATTGTCAGTTAACTCAAACATAAACTCTACTGGGTTAGCAGCGCCTAAGTCTGTGTTTACTGTTGAGTTAACAGGTGTCCAACCTCTACGAGCACCAATACGACCATAGCGGTCAATAACGCAGTTGTTAGCTTCTAGCGCAAAGCCAGAAGACAACGAGACTGCAGACTCTTGGATGTTTAATCCAAAGAATCCCGGTGCTGCAATACTAGCGGTTTGCGAAGGTGAAGCCATTAGACAGCATCCCAAGTAAATTCATCTGGATAATGATTACCCTCGTTAGCTACATGGTCTGCTAAAGAGGTTTGATATAAACTGTAAGCTTCTGAACTACTAAGTCCACCGTCTTCACCACGTTCTGCTAAGGCTTTAGCATAAGCCAAGAATATAACTGGTTCTGCTGGAACTTTGATCTGTGTGCTGTTTAGAGCTAACTCTGCTTGTGGCTTAATGATGTTAAAGTTAAGAGTATATGTACCATTAGGAATTGGATACAGATCTACCTGAGTATCTCCGTTAGAGTCTACTCCGTTAAAGTTAAAGTAACGAGGAGACCCTACTTCAGGAGCCTGATTAAGGAACCAGTTATTCATATCACTGGTAGAAGCGTTTTCCATAAACCAGTTACTTGTATCGTTTAGTACGTCAAAGATCCTGAAGCGGATACCAGCATCAGTCATAACATAGTTAAATAGATTAGCAGTAGTAGAAACAGTTAAGGTCTCAGACAGAGCGTTCCAGTTATACGCATCCTCTACCTGTCTCTTAGCGTCATTAACAAACTTACTAATAAGCTTGGAGTAGGTGGTATCATTGATGGAAGTAACCTCGTTCTCACGAAGCCTAACTAACACATCATTGACTAATTCTAGATAAGTTTTGTTTGCCATTTAGCAATCCCATTTTCTTAATGCTAGCGCCTTACGAGTAGGCCTACCCTTCTCGTCCTTCATAGGCCCCGGCACACCACTCATACGAGCACAGAAAGATTTTCTACGCCCTGCCTTCTTAGGAGACTTAGCAGCCTCTTTAGCAGACACTGGAGGCTTCAGGTTAGCGCCTTCCTTATTCTTAAAGTATGCTCTGCCTTTGGCGTTTAAACCGCCTTCTGGATTCTGATATACCTTCTTTACCATTACCTGTACCCCGCTGTCTTCTTTGCTATCTTCTTAGGCTGTTTAACAAACTGTTTACCAGCTTTGTTACCCTGTGCCTTGGCCTTGTTAGTTGCTGCTTTCTCTGCAGGTGACAGAGCATCCCACGCTGCATCAGGTAGATATCTCTTCTTACCTTTGCTGGGCTTCCCATCAGAGGTTCTCCACTTCTGAGCTGACCAATCCTTAAGAGACTGTTGTGGATCTTTCTTCATGATTTGTATCCACCACCAGCTTTCTTATACTCACGAGCTAACAACTGAGCCTTACGAGCAGACCACTCACCGGGATCTCCACCTTTACTACCAGCCTTGATACGGTTAAATAAGTTCTTACGCATCGTAGGTTTAGTGTAGACCCCAGCTTGGTTAACCTTTGACTTAGGCTTAGTAGCCACGAGAAGAACCTTTCTTAGCTTTCTTCTTATTAGACATTCCAGTCATAGCTAGGCCAACAGCAACTGCCTGCTTCTGAGGCATACCTTCTTTACGCAGCTTGCTGATCTTGGCTGATGCTGCCTCTTGTTTGCCTTTCTTAGTGTAAGGGTATTTCTTTCCGTCTACCATTGGCATACTATTCTCCTTAGTTATGAAATTGAATTGCTGTTTCAGGGATAAGCTCTACTGTTGCTATGTAGGTCACTGTCTGAGTTCCCGAATTCTTTACACGAATCTCATCACCAGCCTGTAATACTACCTCAGCGTTGTTAAGTAAAATATAGTCACCAGCACCTAAGTTCTTGCCGCCAGTTACATAATATTCTGTGTTGGCAGAACTGTCATACCAGTAAACACTTGGACTATCTATTCCAGTGATGCTAGCAACGTACATAACCTGCCAAAGACCAGTATTCTTGGTAGGTACTGTCAACAATGTTACCTTGGTAGAGTTAGTCCTGTTAGCAACAGCGGAGACTTTTCTGCTCATATTAACCTATCTTAAGAACTAAGCTGAGTAATAGAACTACAATAAAACCAGTAGTACCAAGCAGGATCTGTTCTATTCTCTTTAGCCTAGCATTGATGCCTGCATAGCGCTCAGCGCACACCGCCTCATGGGTATCAAGTTGTCCTTTAACTTGGTCTGCTGTTACCATTATTCACCCCAAGACTGGTTGATAACCACCGTAATCAAAGCCTCTACATCTGTACAGGCAGCAATAGCAGTCTCAAGCCTGTTGCATTCAGCCACGATAGCCGCACGTTTAGCAACTATCTCTGCGGGTATGTCTACGTTGCGCTCTGCCTTGCGTACTACCATCCAGTCAGTCTGGGCAAGCATCTTGCCAGCCGTGTCTTTAACCTGTGCAATCCACTGCGACTTCAGTCCCTTTGTTACCACTTGCTCCGCAGTATCTTCCATTTCTTGCGTTGCTGGGTTATAGACTTGGACGTACAACGGAGTGCCTTCTTCTTTGACTTCTAAGCGGTCATCCAGAAGTTTAGGATTACCTACACCCCAGTAAAAGCGTTGATCGTATTGTACTGGGTCTGCTGCCTCAGTCACGCCTAACTGTTCGCGCAGTTCAGGATCACGTAGGTGTGGGTATCGCACACCGTCAATAACTTGCTCAGTGTCGATTGAAATTGGGTTGCCATTAAATAGAAACATAGTTACCTCGCAAGAGAATACTTAAAGGGTGATTCGGCAAAGGCGGCGTAGATAAATGTATTTGTGCCGTTTATTCCTGAACTGCTCGTTCTTATTTTGAAACCATTAGAGGTGAAATCCATGTTATGTGGGCCTCTGTTGGTGTTAAAAGTAGACTCGGAGTCACTTGAATTAGGTGATATTCCTAATGTAGCCACGTTATATGTATCT